CCTATGGACAAACGCAGGTACTACCGGAGTAGCAGTTGTAATCAAGCCTTACGGCAACGCAACGGCTACGGCTGATAAGCCACACTTCACAGGAAACATCAACTTGGGTCCAAAGCCTCCTGTTGGTGGAGCCGCAACTGAGGTTTGGTCATTCGAGTACCGCGCAGAGTTCGCCGGTGTTCCAGTAAGGAAGACAACTTAATAATGGCATACAGAGTTAGGGTGGAAGGCGTAAAGACCGTAGTTTCTACATTGAAACTATTTGGTGCTACTGCTGATGACTTGCGTGATGCATGGTCAAAGGTAAGTGGCAGGATTAAGTTGGAAGCCCTAACTCTGGTTCCAAGAGACTCAGGCGCTCTTGCACGTTCAATCAGAACAGGTAAGGGCAAGTCAAAGGCAATCGTGCGCGCAGGCGGTAGTAGCAGGCGTAAGCATGGAGGCGGTGTCTATGCACCTATTGCACACTTCGGTACCTATACACATAGAAGCAAGGGCCCAAGAGAATTCCTGTATGTAGCAGCACGCAACAATGCAGGTTATGCAAGAGACGTTGTAGACAACGAACTGGGTTCAGTTATCCGTCGTCTAGGACTAGCAAACTAATACAAAGAAATGGAGAAAGAAATTATGAGCAATTCAATTGAAGACCTAACAAGTTGGGAAATGATTCAGGCAGAGAAGGTAGCAGGCGTAAGCGCTATGCAGTTGGAACAGGGCGGGCCAGGAACAACGGCACTGCTAGTTGCATTTGCTTGGCAGTTTGAGCGTCGTCTGAATCCTAAGTTGACCTTTGAAGAGTACGCACGTAATCACACATTGGCTGAGGTTACAGAGGCTCTAGGTCTAGAGACCGACGAAGAAGTAACGGAGTAATCGGAATGGGGCAGTTTGATTTCGATACAAGGACACCAGAAGAAATAGCAGCCGAGAACAAGGCTCGTTTCTGCCTGCGTCTTCAAATTGCCCCTTCTGAGTATGACAACTTAACAATGAGAGAAATTAATGCTTTCTGGAAGGAAGCAGAGAAAATAGCAAAGGAGAGTAAAAGCAAATAGCAGGTAATAATACAGTCGTTGTCAACATCATTGGTAATGGCAGAGACCTAACAAGAGCGGTAAACAAGGCACAACGAGACGTTGACAGCCTGAACAACCTTGGACGTGGTGCAGCATCAGGTATTGGTGCAGCATTCAGCGGCTTGAGTAGTGCCATCAGTGGAGTCATGCCCGTAGTGGGTGGACTGGGTAGCGCCCTGGGCGGTGTCGGTACGGCTATCGCTGCTGTGGCTGCTGGTGCTGCATTGCTAGGTGCTGCCGGTGCTGCTGGTGGCGCGGCTGCTGCTGCTGGCTTGGCTCTGGTTCCTATTGCTGTGATGGCCTGGCCTTTGGCCTTCGAGTCTGTGCGCGAAAAGGTAGGCAAGACCTTTGAAGGACTCAAGTCCAATGTAGAAGGCTTTGCTAACACAATGATTGATGCCCTAGGTCCGGGACTTCAAGAACTATCCCGAAACCTAGGACAGGCTTTTGATGCACTAAAGCCAGCATTTGAAACACTGTTTCCTGCTATGAATCGTTTGCTTATGGGTATCGGTGAATCACTCGTAGGCATTGCTCAAGAGGCTGCACCTTTGATGGTCAGCATGTTTGAAAAGGGCGCTGTAGTACTACAAGCGTTCGTTGACGGACTGTACCCAATCATTGAAGGCATGAAGGGTTTCACTGATGCTCTTCCTACCGAAGCACTTGCAGGTTTCGTCAATACGATGATGACAGCCATTGGTGGCTTGCTGCCGGTGATTGGACAACTGATTGCTGACCTATTACCTATTGGTGAAACATTCATCAGGGTATTTAGTGACATTGCCGCTTCTCTAGGTCCGGTGATTGGCAAAATCGGTCAAACCCTAGAACCTTTGCTAAGCAAGTTGGGTGAGTTCGCTGTCAAGTTGATTGATACCTTCGGACCAGTTATTAACCAGTTGGTAGGAATCATTGGAGACCTGGGCATTGCATTGATGGATGCTCTTATGCCAGTAATGGAACCATTGGCTAGTGCTTTTAGTGCAATCCTTTCTGCTGTGCAGCCTTTGGTTCCACTGATTGCTGACTTTGCCAAGCAAATAGGCCAGCAACTTGCTACACACATTACCAACATGGTTCCACTTATCACTGAACTGTTCAACCAGTTGATGCCATTGGCACAGGAAGTATTTCCTATGCTTACTGGCGTCCTGGGCGAACTGATGCCGGTGCTAAGTGAAGTAGCGCAAACATTGATGAGGGCACTTGCCGATGCTGTTAAGGAAATGGCACCGTTCATCCCTCAAATCGTACAGGCTTTTGCTGACTTCGTTATTGCTCTGCTGCCTCTGATTCCACCTCTAACGGAACTAGCAATTCAGTTGCTTCCTTTGTGTGCAGAAATGGCTAAGCAGTTGATGCCTGTTCTACTTGACTTGATCAACATTTTCGTACAAATCGTTGAGGCTGTTACACCTATCATCACTGCTATTGCTGGATTCATCACCTGGCTAGTTCAGTTGATCACCGGTAACGAAGAAGCACGAGACAAACTAGGCGAAGTCTGGAACACCATTAAGCAGTGGATCAGCGATAGAGCCTCAGAAATCAAGGAGTGGGTAATCCAGAAGTTCCTTGAATTGAAGGATAAGGCTATTGAGAAGTTCATTGAACTAAAGGACAAGGCCATTGAGAAGTTCAATGAAATGAAGGATAGGGTCATCCAAATCATCAGTGAACTACCAGGCAAAATCGTTAGTGCCATTGGTGACGCTGGTCAAATCCTATACAACATTGGTAGGGACATTATTCAGGGACTTATTGACGGTATTAGGTCCATGTTTGGACCAGTAGAAGCGGCCCTAAAGTGGATCACTGACAAAATCCCTGACTGGAAGGGACCAGCACCAAAGGACAAGGTTCTGTTGAAGGGTGCAGGCCAGTTGGTCATTGAGGGTTTCATCAATGGTCTTGAGTCCAAGTACTCAGAGGTTAGGGCTTCTTTGCAGGGCTTTACCAATGACATTTCAGGTTGGATGAATGCTGACCTAGCAGGATTGATGAACACTGGTGGTTCTTTCGCGGGAACACTAAGCGCTAGCGTCAACGATACGAATGTCAATGTGACTTACAGGGTTGAGGTTGAGGGCATCGTCACTGACCCAATCACTACTGGTAAGGAAATCGCTAAGAACCTGAATGCTTATCAGAACGTAGCGGGAAAGAAGGGATGGTAAATGAAAAACGGATACGGAAACATTGACGGATCAGACGTACGTCTAATGTTGACCGGCGGTAACATCATCCCTAATGCCTTCAAGGCAGGTAAGCCTGACCTAGACGGCTACAAGCAAACGGTAGTGAACTATACGTCATGGCGTAAGGTTGCTACTAACACGAGTTACGTTATTAGTTCACTACCTAATGAGGACAACAATTCTCGTAGGTCGTTTGATAAGCGTGACTACAACGTTCCTGTCAGCGTAGGTTTCACTACAGAAACTGGTGCTCCTAGCCTTGATACAACGATTACTACAAAGGCCGGCGGACAGACATTTGCTGCTATTCCTGGCTATTACTACAGCGTTGATGCACACATGCGTGCAATGGTTCAGTTGCATCCTAGTGGACCTTCATACGTAGGAGCATGGACCAATTGCTACATTCGTGTTTACGCTACTGGTGCTGGTTTGCCTGATGTAGAAATTCATCGTAGTGCAGCCGGTATCGGATTCAATGGCGGGGCTGCATACAGGTCATGGATGGGTCTTAATGCACCCGAATTGCATCAGCCTGTACCTGCTGGATACAACGAGGTATACGTCACTGTCTCAAGAGGCACATACGCCATTGATGAGCCACCAAACATCACCAACAACATCCTTGCCTTTACTGTCATGAGTGTTGTTCAGTACAAGACACCGGCAGTACCCATGTACAGCGAGTACGGCACTGTTGATCCCAACACGAAGTCTTCGTTTGCTGGCTCTAGCGTTACTCCTGATTGGGATGGTATCGACGTAGACCAGACAACAAGCGACCTATGGTTCAGGATCAAGCCTAGGCTTGTCACTGGTGTATCCATTCCTGGTGCTGTACCTAATGCGCTGAACACGATTCAGCGTGACTTTGAGGTACCCATTACAGAAGACACCTTTGCTGCTACCGGCTCATACAACGTCCGTATCGTTGCCAGGAGTGACGGTAAGTCTGATGGTGGACAGGGTAGTGCAGGACAGGACGATTACCCACCTGGCGGTACTTCACCATCATTCAGGCTTAACCGTATGCGTATGGGCATTCAGGATGGTTCTGGAACTGTCGTATGGAGTGCTTGGCAGTCTCCGTCGTCAGGAGCAATCGCCTATGACAAGTTGTGGACCAATGCCACCATCGGTGAGTTCACGAGCGGCGGTGCAAAGGTTATGCGTATCAGCCTGCAATGGGAGTGCCTAGCCAATACACGAGGAACCATCAGGGTACGAAACATCGGTGTCTATCCGAATGCTGACGCTACCTTTGATACCAGTGCATACGACATTGCTACATCAAGTAGCGGTGCAGGTAACATCCTGCCTAGTACATACAACATCAAACTTGATCGTACGGCTATGGGTCTAGGAACTATGCAAGTAGACCTAGAGGACGTAACACTTGATCCTGCTAAGTCAACGGCACTAAAGCATGGTGGAGAGGTTCAGTTGCAGTTGAATCGCAAACTAAATGATGCTGATGCAGAGGATTGGAAGACGGTATTCACCGGCAAAATCAATGCTTTGAAGGTCAACTATGTTCATACAGGTGAAGTAGACATTCACCTTACGGCTATTGATGACTACAGCAGGCTTGCCAACTATCCATGTGCATGGGGTCTTGGACAGCATGAGAACGACCTATCAGACGTCATCACTGCTGCCGGTATCAGTTGCATCATCAACGGCAATACGTACAACAGCGGCGGTACAAGTCTAACGAAGCCTTCTATTACTGAGACGTATGTAGACGAGAACATGACGTT